TTGACTCTTTCTAGAGTCGCATCCACGCTCCGCGAGATGCTAGATTAGGCCAGCCTTTTCATTAGCGGCGGTAAATTCATGGCTACCACCGGCACCTACACACTTCCTCACAACGAGGGATTTTACAAAGTCATTCCCCCCCTAGTAATCACTAGCAGGCCCTTTGATTATGTTCAAGGAGGATAGAATAGATACTCTTCGTACCGAAGTTTCGGCGTAGAAGTTTGCAAACCTCTGTTCTCTATTCACATGGTCACATCTGGGTCTGGGTTGAACTATGAGCATCCAAACTTATGGTATAGGCGGCCAACTTTTCACTGCTCAACCGGCTGGTATGACTTCTTCTCAAGTTAGGAGTCTAACGCTCTCTCAGGCTTCTCTAAGCTCATGCCCACCGTGGGAATCTACAATGTTTCGAAGATCGACTTGTAGGGCCAGTGGCTGCATTAGGTCTTGAACAGTAAGATCTCTCATCTGGCCACCGGCTAGAAGCAGATAGAGAATCTCGTTCGAGACAGATAGAGGGCTCTCACTTTTGATGAGATTAGTCACGCTTTCTCGTAGAACTTGGCGTACACGATACGCAGCCTCTGCCCCGTCTATCTAGAGAAGACAGGCGGAATCATCCAAAGACTCCTTGGCCAGGTAGACATTGATGTCACCTTCGGAACTATTCCGATACTACCCGCCAAGATAGTGCTAGCTACAGCCTTGAACAGGAATTGGAGCGTCAAGATTACCTGCGATCAATTAGTCCGCAAGGGAGCTGAGCGCCGCCAGGATAGTTACAACCTCGGAGCCTTCGATTCACTGGATGACGCTATGTCTCTACAGAACTTCTAGAGGCTATATGCAGCATGGTCCATACTAGATGCCAGAACTTGGTTTCGGCCCAGAGTTAATCAGGTCTAGGTATAAAGGTACTCAAATGCAGTCCTGAATGACTACTCAGCAGTCTGCGGTAGACTAGATGACTCCCAAGTCCCGGACCGATAAAGCCTGCTATGGGCCCAGAAAGGCAAGTCTATCATCCCTTTGAGGGATGATAGGGCTTCTTACATGGAAGAAGCTGCCCTCATGCGTGAGAGCCCCTTCGGCGATGTCTTCCCTTTCGCTAAGCTTCCCGAGCGACCCAAAATGTAAACCCAAAAGATCCCTCAGATCCCCGAAGCAATGACTAGGAATGACTACTACAAGATCAAGGAGGTTTCTAGATGGGAAGGGTGCTCAGGAGCTCTGTAGAATCCTGAGGCTTTGAAGAGGCTAAGGGAGTACGCTGTAGAGTACCCAAGATGGACTGTCAAGGGTGCAAAGCTAGAAGCTCCTTAGGAGCTCCAGTTGACTAGCGTTCTCACAGGCTTCAAAGTCCTGTCAGGAGATCATAGCAAACCAGGCAATGTCAACGAGTTCGAATTCCATTCTCGAGCAGTGGCTAACATCTACTCTAGCCTCGGAGACCGGTTTTTCAAAGCTTAATGCCGCCCTGACGACGAAGAGAGGTTAGCCAATCTCTCGCGATCTTTCATGGATAGATTCATGAGACATCTCAAACCTGAGTTATGGGAACCTCAAGATCCCCTTGCCTACTCTAGGGATAACTTCGATAGTATTTCGAAGACTAAGGCCTACTTCTATGGCGTATAAAGAGCTTGGTTGCATCGCGACTATGATAGAGGTGCATTCAAATTAATGGTCAAGAGCGGTGAAGTCTACTACACCACTAATCAGTCCGAAGATCCTTAGACTGTAATGGCGTCGGAAAGACCTAGAGGAATCATGGTTCCTGAGTCGGACGGGCAAAAATTCTCTGCGAGCTTGCAAACACCCATCCTGCAAGGTTTAGCTTGTCATCATGATGCGTTCATATATGGATGCAATACCGAAGAGATTTGCCGACGATTCAACTCTGTGATCAAACCTGGATGGAAGGCCTTGTGTATCGACGGCTCTAGCTTCGATTCCACTTAGCATGCAGCTATAATCCGCCTGATTGATGTCGTGTTTCTACATAGGATTCGCGATTTTATCGTCAACCACATGAAGCAATTAGGGCCCGATCCAGAAGGTCACGCAGATGCCTGGCTTGCTGCTCAGAGTGACCTGTAAAGACACCTCTTCGTCAATATGCCCGGTGTCAATTATACCAAATACACGCCAGCCTAGGCTCAATCCTTCAAAAGATATATTGGAACCAGGAAGAAGGATCACATCCCCTTCACCTTTGATGGACTGACGCCTAGCGGTGATGCCCTCACAACTACACTGGGCAACACGATACGCTCACTTTTTTATGCTTGGGTGTATTGTGAAGGCATCGCGGACCCCTTTTCTTCAGAACATGTTAGGGTATTCGCAGCTGGCGACGACGTGGTGTTCTTAGGGGAGCCCAAGGTTCTCGAGAGGATTCAATCTTCTATCTTGCTCAAAAGCTCTCGCAACCACCTCAAGGACACACTAACTGGCCAGATCGTCAAAAGCGCCAACATAACAGAACTGGCTGAAATAGAGTTCTGCTCAAAATGGTTCTTTATGACCAACTAGGGCTTGCAAGCCACTAGAGATTATAAGAAGACCCTGTGCACAAAGATGATGTACAATAAGGCGAATGCAGCCATCTTCTTAAACCCTGACATATATGCAGCGGCAATATATGAAGGCGTCAAATCAGAATGTTCTTCATAATTGATAGAGGATATCCTCTACAGCCGAATGCTTAAACCGACAGATCTCCCAGTCGGGAAGAAGTACAGGGTCTTCGACAGTCACAACTAGATCAGCTCTACTGACTATGTTTTGGAAGAACAGATCAACGCCCGTCTTGGTATCGGCATATCCACTCTTATGGATGCCGTCGAGCATAGGTAGCTCGTCATCAGTGGTGTCCTCGGCGGCAACCATGAGTGTGAACAAATGAAATCATACTCAGAAACTGCTGTTAATCTAAACGGCGTTATGACTGCATGGGAATAATGTATTCTCGCAAAACACTACCCAGGAAAATACGATGCCAAATTCGTAGCTGGAATGAACCAGGTCACATCTGACACAGGTGTGCTGAGAGCATAACAGACCTTGAACAACG